CTAATGATTGAACTTCAATCACTTTTCCATTTAATCCTATTTTTGCGAAACTAGCCATTATGCTGTGTAACTCCCACTTCCATTAAATTGCATTATTGTATTACTACCAGATGTTGTAACTGTTGGAGAACCTGTTGTAGTTGATGAATACTTTGCAGTTGGAACACTTAAAATCACAACTCCTTTTCCACCAGTACCACCTGCTGAACTAGCATTTCCACCACCTGCACCACCTCCAGTATTAGCAGTTCCGTTTAGAGTTCCAGAAGTAACAGTTCTACCTTGACCACCACCACCAGTTCCACCAAGACCACCAGTTCCTGAATCATAACAACCTCCTCCTCCTCCTGATCTTGTGACTGGTGTACCTGTTATAGAAGAAGCTGTACCTGCTCCTCCAGCACCTGCGATATTAAAAGCAGTAGCATTACCACCAACTGCACCTGCTCCTCCTCCTCCACCACCTGTACTTCCTGTGGGTTGACCTGCAGCATTACCTCCAGCATTACCTTGTGAAGGTGAAGTGTTTGGTGTGTTTCCTGCGCCACCAGTACCATTATTTGGACCACTTGAACCACCTCCACCGCCAGAACCACCAGCAGTACCATTTCCTCCACTATGAGCACCACCTAATCCACCACCAGCAGATGTTATTGTAGTTAAACCTGAACCTGAAATTGAAGAATCTGAACCTGAAGCATTAAGTGCACCACCATCACCTACTGTTACTGTAATTACTGTTCCCACACTAACTGTTTGAGTTGATGTTCTAAAACCACCAGCTCCTCCTCCCCCACCAGCAAAATTTGCAGCAGTTCTCCCTGCACCCCCTCCAGCTATTACTAAAAAATCTATTGAATAAGGTTCAGGTGATAAAGCATCTGTTCCTTCATTAATTCCTGATGTTGCTAACCAACCTTGTGTTGAATCTATATAAGTTAAAATTACTCCTTCTCTTTCACCTTTTAATTGTAAATTATCTGTTCCACCTTCTATTTTGTTTCCATTTGGATTAATCGTACATGCATTGGTATCAAAAGTTCCTGCATAATCTACTAATTGAACTTGTTGGCCCGCAGTTGGTGTTCCTGAAGGTAAGGTTACTGTACAAGCATTTGAAGTTGTATTTATAAAGTATGCTCTACCTGCTACAACAGTTATAGTACTTGTTGTAACAACTGATTGCCATGCAAGACCAGCGTCTGCAAAACTTAATACTCCAGAACCATTTGTAACTAATGCCTGTCCAGCAGAACCATCTGCATTTGGAAATTTAATTCCATCTAAATTTATTTTTCCAGACCCTTTTGGAGTGATTTTAAGATCAATATTAGTATCATCACCTGTTGCTGAAATTTCAGGGGCATTAGCTGTTGCAGCATTTGTAATTGTAAATTCGTTTACTGCACTTGCAGTTGTTGTAAATTTAATTTGTTCATTAACATTAGTGTCATTAATTTGAGTAATAATTGGAGTAGTATTTCCTGTTTCCACAATATTTGTTCCATCTGCAAATAATATTTTTGTAGATTTGTCTGCAGCTGCAAAAGTTACACCTGTTCCACCTGCTTGTTTAAATTCAACAGTAAAAGCACCTACTGTGCCATTAGCTACAATGTATGTTTTTTCAATACTTGTTGGAACTGTTACAACTTGATTACCTGTGATTGTTCCTGTTAATTTTATAACTGCATTTCTTGCATTAGAAATTGCACCATTAGACATTGTAAGAGCTGTTGTTTGAGCTCCCCCAGCAATAGAAATTGCTTCGTATCCACCGATTGCTTGTTGTAATAAATATAAGTTTGTATTTGTAATTTGACCCCATGTACCAGCGTTTTCGCCAGTTGCCATTATTGATAGCTTAAGATCTGAAGAATATATTGTAGCCATTTAATTCCTTATTTTGTTCTTATTAAAATATTTATCAGTTTTTGTCAATTAATACAACCTCTATATTATGCAGCCACTTCTGTCCAATTTACAGATTGACCAGTATTTACACCTGTATAATTTATTGATTGACCAGGATCAACTGGAGCCCAAGCCGTTACGTACAACTGTCCGGTTGCCCCTGTTAAGCTAAATCCAGTTACATTTATAGAAACATCTATTTTAGTAGATATTGAATTTAAAACTAGTGTTAAATTTTGACCAGTTACATCAACAGGGGTATTTAAATCTATAGATACAGAATTTAATGCTGTAGTTAATTGTTGACTTGTTACAAGAGCCGCAACTGCTATGTCTATATCTACAGTTCCATTAAAACTTAAAGTTAATTGTTGACCAGTTAAATTGGCATCAGGACCTGGATCTACTTCACCAAGTACTAATGTTAATAATTCACCTGTTAAAGAAGTACTTACATCTATTATTGGTGTGACTGAGTTTAAAGATGTAGTTAATTGTTGCCCTGTTAAAGTAAGATTTGCTGTTCCTGTAACAGTTACTGAATTTAAAGATGTATTTAATAATTGTCCGGTAACATTTGCAACATTTATTGTATCAATAGTTACAGTTCCTTGAAGAGTTGAAAGACCTACATTTGCTCCCCAACCAAATTGACCCCAACTATTTGATCCCCAAGTTGTAAGTGTTCCGGGAGCTGTTACTTGAACAGTAACATCATTTAAACCACCAAAGGTTCCTGCACTCCAACCTAATTCCCCCCAAGCTGAATTAGCCATGTAAGAAAACTCCTATTAAGAGATCCTGATAATAGCTGCTGAACTTGTAAAAGCTGGAAATTGAATTGTAAATGTTCCTGCTGTAGCTGTTTTATCGGTCGTAAAGTCTAACACTGCAACTGCAGAATTACTAAACGATGTATTATATATCAAACAACCTCTAGCAGTTAAAGTAACGTTTTGAAAAGATAAATCAGCGAAATCTGTAAAAGCAACTGTTGATACAAGAGATGTTCCAGAATTTACTAATGCTTTTCCACCTGTTGTGTAATTTGTTCCAGAAGAACTTACTTCACCACCTGTTGTGTAAGAAGTTGTAGCTGCACCTAATGTTGCAGTTGATACATAAAGAGCTAATTTAAATCTATCTCCAGTTCCCGCTGGTGTTGTAAAATCTTGATCACCATCTAATAGTTGTTTTTTAAAACTATTTGGTAACGCTTGTGTAATAGCCATACTTTTTATCCTTATTGTGGTTTACGAACTATACGAGGTTCTCCGTCAAGAAACTCATCAGTTCGTCTTCTTCCCATTTGTTCTAATGAGAATCCTTCAATAGCTTGCTTATATCTATTTTCATAATATTGCAACATATCTTGTGGACCCTTTAAGAACCCATATGCCTCAACTAGGCAAGCATATAATAAGCCATTGGGAAATTGCTGACTTAAATATGTATTAGCAGTAGTACTAGATAATCCAGTTGGTTTCAATATATAATTTATTTGAATTGTATATGCTTGATCCGGTGTTGGAGCTATAATAACCGTATCTTCATCCCAATTTGCATAATATTTAGGAATTCCTGTTGTATTGCTTTGATTATATTCATTAATAAATGTCATATCTCTAACATCTAAAAAAGATATGGTTCCATCTGTATTAAATACTTGTGCAGATCTAATAACTAATAAATCATCTGGTGTATTAAAATATTTTTGAGTTACAATAACAGAAGAGGTTGCATATTTCCTATTATTATCAGAATCTACATCTCTTAATATTCTAAACTCTGCATTTTCAATAAATCCATTAATAATAGTTGAAGTAAATACATTAGAATCTACCTCTGTATAATCTCTAATTTTTGTAACTAATTCTGAATATGTCATATTAAGCCTGTAAAGTTACTGGTCCTGCAGAACATTGTGCCCCGCCGCCAGCTATATTTCCTGTTGTTGCCGTACTTGTACTTAAAAAATAAAAATAATTTAAAGTATCACTTACAATACCAGATGAATCTATTTTTCCAACTGTAATAGTAAATCCATTAGAATTTGAAATATCTGTAACATTATCAAAGGATGGAACATCATCAAAGGAATCTTCCCTAGAAGGTGTGCCTACAATGTTGACTTGCGGCGGGCCCCTAAATCTTACGATATTGCCAGTTGATCTTCCATGATCTTCTGAATAAACATTTATATAAGTAGAACCTGCGTACTTAGTTGTTGAAAAAGGATTTAAAGTTAAAACTACAATTACTGGTGGTTCAATCCTGTCTGGATGTGCATATTGTAAACCTTGTGGATCAGTTGTTGTTGGTTTTGGTTCTAACTGAGGTTGCTTTGCTTCATATTCAGAAACATGTACCCATGAACCATTCCATTCTTGAACCATTTCTTGATATGGAAATCTACAACCAGAACGGTCAGAGATCATATAAGAATATTTTCCTCTTGATAGATTAGACATTTGGATAATAAGTTTTTGGAGTTATAAATGAACTTGAAGAAGATCCATCAGTTTCTAATGCTCTCTTTAATTCATCTTCGTATAATAATTTTAATCCTTCTACTCTTTGTGGAGCAAGTTTAAGTGCTACATAATAAGCAAGTCCCGCGCACATGCATGGAACAAATCTATATGGAACATCTGTTGCATTTGTGTAAGCTCCAACATCTTGAATTCTTTTAGCATAGTAATATTGAATAACGTTATTCACCTGATCTGTTCCTGGTGTTAAATATAAAGTGATTGTAATTTTATCTATAAATCTTTGTACGTAATATTGTGTAGGTTGTCCTGTTGCAAATTTAGAAGATAGTCCACTGTAAGCTGATCTATTAATTTTTGTAAGTGGAAAATCAACAACTGGAGTTTGTTCTGTATTTCTATAAACCATTTCTAAAATATCATCTGGTCCATAAGTAATAGAATTATAATCATATACAGTTGCATTATCTGCATGAGTTGCAGCTGTTGTACCATTAGCTCCTCTGACACATCCTGTAATAGTCATAGATGCTGTATCTGTTCCAGTATAAGTAATTTGTTCTGAATCTATTAATAAAGTTCCAGATGTTGGAAACTGCCAAACTGAATCTACTGTAATAGTTGTAGCATTAATAGTAAGTGCACCATTTAAATAACTAAGTGTTCCATCTGAAGTTCCATCAGAGGTTGATCTATAAATAGTATAAGTGCTTTGGCCATTAACCATGGAAATAGTATTACTTGCTACTTCCCAATAATGAAGACCTCTGTTTGCCCATTCCTGAAACATTATATTTAGAGATCTTCTTGTAGATTCTAAATCTTGTCCAGTTCTTGGAGCGGACATACCAATTCTTTCGTAAGCCTCTTCTATAATTTTATCTATATAAAAGGTCTTTTCAAAAGTTGTAGTTCCAGAAGTAGTGTTAGCCATTTAGCTTCTCCTACGGTGTTAATCCTGGTCCAGAATATTTATCTGTTAATAAAGTAACTGCTGCAACATTTGTTAATGTTGAAACAAAAATTCCTTTTGGAAATAAAATTCCATCTTCAGGAAAACTAAAATTAATAACATCACCACCTGGTACATCTGCTGTAAACAAATTTGATCCAGCTTGACTTGTTGTTGTTAATTTTACAATTCCTGCAGTACTACTATTAGATGCAATAATAATTCCTCTAAGTCTTACTGGAGGAGCTACTACTGCAGTAGAAGTAGATGTTGTAAATCTAGTTGCTTGTATATCACCTTTATATGAACCCATTTTTTTCTCCTTATATATTAAGGAGCCCTTACGAGCTCCTTAAAAATTAATTATTTACGCTGCAAAAGCGAAAGCACCTGTAAGACCTGTGCTAGCCGGATTTGGTTGCATTTTATATGCTACTGTCCATATACCATCTTGTGCACATGAAAAATAAATATAAGAACCTTGACTAAATAAATTAGTCACCGCATTTGCTGGTGTATATTCAAGTCTAGTTTCACCTGCAGTTGATGTATCAATAGTAAGAGCGTTAGTTGCTCTGCTCTCAATTACTGATCCTGTTGCAAGTACATCTGTTCCTGCGCAATCAAAAATTAATTTAGCAGTTCCACCAGTTGTATCAACTGACTGAGCATGAACCACTACTGATCCTGCTCTAGCTGCTGGTAATGTTACAGTTTGAGCTGCAGCACCAGTGTAATTATTTACTGTTATAGTATTAACAGCATAAGTTAAAGTTGTTGCTGTTGCTACTGTAGATGCAGTAAGACCTGTAAGTCCAGGTATGATTGATCCAAGAAATCCAGCGCCGTTTTGTGAAAGGACTGGTCCTGAAAAAGTTGTTTGTGCCATAGTTTTATTCTCCTAGTTATTCCAATATCGTCTCTAGGCCGTCGACTATACTGCGTCGATATTAGAAAGTTAATGTATAGTGCTTAAGATATAACTGAATTTATTGAATAGCGCAAGAGATACCTGCATCGAAAATCTACTTTTCGGATATAAATAGCTAGGTTTAGCTAGCTACAGAAAACTCAGGAGCGGCCATTTCTACTTTAATTTGTCTAGTAGCTATTTCAGCTTCAGACATTTTAATCTGGTTAATGATTTCACGAATTTTTTCGTCAATCCTAACCATATCAAGAGTATATATTCCCTC